CCCACGTAGAAGAACGGGTCGTCGTAGATCGACGTGTCGCCCTGATCGTAGATGAGGGAGCACCCGCAATCGCCGACCACGGCGACGTGCTCGAACCGGGTTTCCGTGGCGGACCGATCCACGCCGATGGCGCCGATGCTCTTGCCGCCTACATCGACCGTCAGATCGGCGAGCCTGACGAGGGAGGTCGAAAAGCCGCTCGTCGTGGTCCACGGATTGGGGTCGCTCGGCTTACCAACCTGAATAGGTAGGACGCCCGAGGGCGCCTTCAGAATGGTCTTGTCCCTGCCCGCGCCACGAAGGCCAACATTGGTGCCCGACAGCACGAACGTGTTGCTGAACAGGCAGGTGCCGGGCGGGAGCAGGACCTGCCGCCCTGCCGCGTACCCACGGCCGGCTGCGACGGCGATGAGCAAGGAGGCGTTGTTGACCGTCGCCCCGTCGCATACGACCCCGAAATCTGCAGCCTGCAATGTGTCGGCGGCCCGCGAGGCGGCCGACCGCGCCACCGACCCACCTGATGACAGCACGTTGGTCGAGGAGGCATCGACGCCGGGCGCGAGGGTCCAGCCATGCCGCGACGTGTCGAGACAGCCGAGCGGCACCATCGCGTTGTTCGAGCGGTCACGGGCCGCGAGCTGCCGGCAGTTGCCGGCGTTCTGAATGCCGAGTTCCGGGAGCGTGAAGCTCTGCGCGGCCAGGGGCCCGGTCAGCAGCGCGAGCGCGACGAGCGCCTTGGAGATCGGTCGGAACATGGCGCCGGTCACTTGGGCTGGAGGGCGGCTTGGGCGAGCAGGTATGTCACCTGGACGCTCGTGAGCCCGAGCGTGGTGGTGACGAAGGCGAGGAGCGCGCAACCTGGCGTGATGAAGTTGGTCTGCGCGAAAGCGCGATGGATCGGGTCGCCCGGATCAGAGGGCACCGCAGCCTGGACCGTCGCGCTCGCGCCGGGCTGGAAGGCCTCCAGCGCCGCGAAGAACTGCGCGGGCGAGACGGGCATGACGTTGAGCACGCCTGTGCCATCGACATCGACTGTGAGGGATGCGCCTTGGCGACCGACCTTCACCGAGCCGCTGGGTGAGCGCACATCAATGGGAAAGGTCGGGCGGATCGGATAGCCGGACATGGGCAAACCTCAGGCGAATTCGACCGGCTCGCGGAAGATCTCTTCCGTCTCCGGGCCGATGGTGACCGCCACGCGCACGTCGTAGAGGCCTGACGGGAAGGTGAGCAGCGAACCGGCCGGGAACACCGCCTCGAGGATCCCGGGGTTCGACAGTTTGAGCGTGCCGGTGGACATCGCCGCAGACAGCACGGGCACGGGTTCGGCCCAGCGCCCGGTCCACCAGCCACACCATGCGCGGTGCCGCGGATCCCGGGGCGTCACGGTGAGCAGGATCTCGGAGCAGCCCGAGAAATCGATGAGCCCCGCGTCCGTGACATCGAGCCGACCCAGCGCATCGCTGGCGCGGAAGACGTGTCGGAACCGCCATTGGCCCCCGCGCGGCCGGGCGCCGAGCGTATTCATGAAGGACGGCATCGGCCTCAGACCTTCATGAAGTAGGTGCCGAGCCGGGTCGGCTGGAGGTTCGGGTGCGCCTGTCCGCCGCCGAACGGAGTGCCGTGGAAGACGGGCGTATGCCCACCGGCCGGCTGCGTTACCCCGCTCTGGTTTGAGGCCGCCTGCCCCACTGTACCGGTGCCGCCCAAACCACCGGAACCATAGGCCGACTGGAAGTTGAAGTTCACCTGGTGCTGGTGATCCGGAACTGGGTCGATCGTACCCGTCGGAGTAATCGGCGGGATCATCTCGACCTTCAGGCCGGTGATCGTGTCGCCGCCCATCTGCCCGGGGTTCTGCGCATCGCCGATCAGCGAGAAGCGCGCCGAGACCGTCCCCGTCGAGCCGGCCGCGGCTGCTTGAGAGAGGGTGATCGTGTTGCCGCTGATCTCGGTGATGCCGGTACCGGCCGAGATGCCGGTGGCGATCACCGACATGCCGATGACGAGGCGCGAGGCGTCGTCGACTGTGGCGGTGGTCGAACCGGCGGAGAGCGTCAGGTTCGCGATCGTCTGCATCCGCCCGGCCGGGCTCGATCCCATGTCGTCGAGGCCGGCGGCGGTGAGCCCCTGCATCGTCGGGATGGTGATCTGCTTGCCGGCGGAGAAGTCGGCCGCGGCCGAGGTGCCGCGCCCGCCGACCACCGAGGCGATCCCGTCCGCGAACGTGGTCCACAGGAAGGTGAACAGGGCGGCGGCCGAGGCGTCGGCGAACTCGGTGGCCCCCGAGCCCGACGCGCCGATCGTGCGCCCGTTCATGCGCACCCAGCCCGGCAGGATCGCGGCGTCCAAACGCCACTTCACGTCGCCGGTCGCCGCCACGCCGTTTGGATCAATAATCGGCGTGGGTTCGCTGCTGGCGGTCACGACAGGCTCGCCGAGATCATCGTCGAACCAAAGCAGATCGCCGTAGGGGCCGAGGACCTGCTCGGCGTAGAGCCCGGCCGGCAGGTAGACGCGGGGGAACCGGCCCGTGCCATCGGCCACGACCGGCTGCGTCAGGGGCACGGTCAGGCCCGCGTCGGCGTAGACGGTCAGCGGATTGGTGGTGCCGCCGGCAAAGAAGTTCACGGAGACCGGCAGGTACGGGCGCCCATCGGCGTCGAGCACCTGCTGGCGCGAGAACGGCCAGGAGATCGTCATGTCGGTGGTCCGGGAACGAAAAAGCCCCGCTCGGGGCGGGGCTCGCGGGCACACGGCGGAAGGCTCGCGTGCGTCTCGGGACGGTGGCTAAATCCGACGGATTGCCCGTCGGGTCAAGGGTGGACCAAGCGCGGCAAGGTGCGGTCGATTAATACTGTTGCCCGGAAGCGATAGGAAGTGGTCGCGTCTCGCGTATAAGTTGTGTCACGGGTTCGTGATGCCCGAGGGGAAACAACCATGAAAATGCTACTTGCGACGGCCCTGATGCTGGGTTCGGTCGGCGCCGCTTCTGCGCAAGGTTATTACGGCTACGGCACTGGCTCGAACTCGTCGAGCCATTCTGTTAGCGGCTATACCACAAACAGCGGCACCTATGTGGCCCCGCACTACTCAACGAACCCGAACAACACGCAGCTCGACAACTACGGGACGCGTGGCAACTATAACTCCCACAACGACACCTACGGCACGCGCAACCCGCGCTGGTAAGCTGACCGTAACTCGGCGGCGTGTTACACGTCGCCGATGCCCCGCTGGCTTTCTCGCCCTCTCTGGATGACTGCCCAAGCCACCGCCATCGTGGCCCTTACGTGGGTCATGATGGGCGGCGTCGAGCCGAACCCGCCACCTGAGTTGAGGACGCCGCTCGGGCTGGTGGTCGCACTGTTCTGCTCGACTTGTCTCATCGCCTTCGGCACGGCGGTTGTCACGAACCTCTGGGACTGGCTCCTACGGCTACTGCGAGGGACGCACGGTCAGCCGAAGCGGGTCGTCGGCCGCGTCCCGAGCCCGTTCCGCCCCGTGAGCGACGCTCCTCGTGATCGTGTTGAGGAGCGCGATAGTCGAAGCGCTGGTCTTGGCATCTGCGAGTTGCGCGAGGCGCCGACCGCCCTCGGCCGTCGTCATCAGCTCGGCCAGCCGGTCGAGGTTCTTGCCCAAGCGCCAGGTCTGAAGCGCATCAACGATACGCCCGGGAAGCTTCAGGCCACCCGTCGCGAGCGCCTGTCCAGCCTCTGCCGCGGGGCCACCCGTCCGAAGCTCAGCTAGAGCCTCATTGTTGAAGCTCGTCCGCGAGCCGATGCCCTGCCGCTGGCCGGTGGCCTGCATGATTTCGATGAGCCGAGAGAAGCCTCGATCCAGCGCTTCGCCGTTGGGAAGCGCGCGGATCGCCGCCGACACGTTCTCCGACCGCAGCGGGTTATCCGTCAGCCGGGCGGCGAACTTCGCTCCGCCTGTCTGACTGGCGGGCTTCGAGGCTGCGAACTCGGTCGCGAGGTAGGTACGCACGAGTTGGCGCGCGGCGACCGCGTTGCTGCGGACCATGCCGGCGACCGCGTCGCCAACCTCCCGCGAAGACCCCTCGACAAGCTTCGCCGGGAAGAGAGCGTCCATCGCGTTCTTCACATCCGGTCGGTTCGCGATCCGGCCCAACGGTGAGCGCTCGACGGCCTCGCGACCCTGGTAGGCGTTAGCCAGACGCTGAAGCCGACCGCGGGCCTCCGGCAGTTGCGAGAGGAGGTCCTCGTTCCGTCTCATCGCGGCCCGGATCCGGTCGGCGCTGGCGCCCTCACCGGAAGAGACCTCGTCGAGGATCCGCGTGACCTCCCGGTCCTGAAAGGCGCGGCGGGCTTCCGGGGTCGCGTCACGCAGAAATTCACGTGCGGCCGTGGCGCCCTGCAGGTTCGAGGGGACCTGTTCGGCGGGCGTCGACATCCTCCCGGTCTGCTCGTTCCGAGCCGTCACCCGGCCGAGGGGAGCGTCGCCCGCGAACGCGTCGAGCGGACGGCTGTTGGCCACGAAGTTCGCGTCCGCCGTCGCTACTTCCGGAACGGCCTTCAACTGCCGGTCAAGCGAGGCGCGGACGATCTGGAGGTCGCGCATCTTCGTCCGGTCACCGACATCCCGAGCCGCTTCGATGTGCTGATCCAAGCGTTCACGGGCATGCAGCAGGCCTTCGACCGACAGATCAGTCTCCCGGACGCCCGACGTCGGATCCACGCCATGCTCGTAGAGATCGCGGCGGATGCCTTCGAGGCTCGCCCGAACGTCACCCTTCGCGGTGCGGACCTGTCGGTCGAGCGCATCAATCGCCGGCTGGGGGTTCGCCTGCCCGAAGCGCGGCGCGGAGATCTCCTCCGTCACCGTGGTCGGGATGAGGCGCGAAGACGGTTGAGCGGCCGGCTCGCGTGAGGCCATCACGGTGCGCTCGTAGGCCTTCAGCGGATCAGTCTCATCGCCGCGCATGAGGGCGGCGGCAGCGCGGTCGAGGATATCCTTGTGGACCGTGTGGGGATCGACGTCGACCGACTTCAGAGCCTCGCGCACATCCGTCATCGCGCGGCCGGCAGAGTCGGCAAACTCGTCCTTCATCGCCCCGAAGCCGTTGAGGTCATCGCGGCCGAGGTAGTCGTAGGGATACGTCTTTCGGCCCTTTGCCTCCTCCTCCAAACGCGAAATCAGCTCGTCGTGGATGTTGCGGGCCATACCGCCATCGCGGTCGGGCGGGAGGTAGCCCTCCTCAATCAGACGCTCGCGCCAGAAGTCGTCGATGCTTTTGCCGTCCTGGCGCACGAGGTTCGCGACACCTGGCTGGCGGACACGGTCGAGGCCAGCGGCCTTCACATCCCCACGCTCGAGCCCGATGCCGCCGTTCTCGGAGATGAACCGGGCGAGCGACGGACCGCGCGAGCCGGCATTCTGCGGAGCGTCAGGCCGCTTCGGAGCAAGCGAGCCGATGGTGGCCGGACCATCCGGCGGCGCCTGAAATTCGGGACCGCGCGAGGGCACGACATCAAGGGTCTGAAGGACTGGCTCGCCCGGACGCTCGACGGTGACGGTCCGATCAACACCGATCCGCTCAGGGGCGTCGCGCGCAGCCTCATAATCGCGCCCGGCCTGTTCTGTGCGACGCGCCTCTCGTGCGTCCTGAACCGCACGCATCTCGCGCTGGATCACTTGCCCGGCCTGGTCCGCAGTGACCCGGGGGCCTGCGGCCTGCGAGGCCCGGATCACAGCCTGTCCCTCGGGCGTCGCAGCGACAGCATTGCGAGCAGCCGCTTGCGCCGCATCTCCGACCTGCCCGGGTGAGGCTGCAGGCGCGATCGTATCGAGCCCGGCCTCACCCGCGGCGCGGATCTGGCCCGGGCGGGCAGCGAAGAAATCCTGGAGCTTCCCCTGTCCTTCAACGACGCGCAGCAGGTCACCCATGCGACGCGGCCCGACCACCTGCTGAAGAGCCTCAGGCCATGTGAGGTCGATCCCCCGGGCCTTGGCGTCGGACACGAGGGATTGGACCTGCCCAACCTCCTCCGGCGAGATCTTGCCCGCGGAATGTTCAAAGGCGCGCTCGGCCACGCCAGGGCGGGCGGCTGCAGCTACGCCGAGCCCCGCACCGACGCCGGCCACCCCACGGGCCCACGGCTCCAGATCGGTCCCCTTCGTGACCTGTCCCGCCGTCTCCGATGCGATGGCGGGCGCGGCGACGGTCTTCGCAAGCGTCTTCGCCCCTGCCAACGCGCCAGCCTCCAGAGCCTTCGTGGCACCGGCCCCGGGGACGAATTCCGCGATGGTACCGGCGTACTCGCCGGCCGTAGTCTTCGGCTTGTAGAGAGGCTCCGTCACGGCTTCGAGCGCGTGAATGGCCGTTCCGCCTGGCTTCGGCAGATCGGCCGGGGACGGGATGAGCCCGTGCGGACGGGTATCCGCCCCGAGATCCGAATTCGGGGTCAGGCCGACGGCGCGCCCCAGCCCGCGGGCGACCACTCCCACTCCCTGATCTGCGAGGCCGTATAGGGTCTGCGGGAGGTCCACGAGGCCAGCCGCGCCACGGATGAGCCCGGCACCCGCCGAATTCGCGACGTCCGCTGCGACCTCGCCAGCTCGTGCGAGCGCCGAGGGCTTGGCATCGGGCACATCGTCGAAAAGGCTCGGCTGTCCTTTGGCAGCATTCGGCGTGGCAGCCGGAGCGGCGTCGGGGACATCGTCGAAGAGACCAGCCATGCGCTCTTACTTCCTGCCGGTGTAGGCGCTCGCGAGGTCTTCGAGATCGGCGGAACTCATGCTCGCGAAATGCCGGTCGAGCCCGGCCTGGATCGCAGCAATTGCTTCATCGGTAGCGCGTTGCGAGCCCTGCGGGGGCAGCCCATAGTTCGGATCGCCCTGCGACTCAGCGAGCCCGGAGCGGATCCGCTCGATTGCCGCGTTCGCTTCCGGGCCCGGGGTGCCCGGCAACAGTCCGTAGCCCGGATCGTCGAAGTGCTTGGCGAGGCCGACGCGGATGGCCTCAATGGGCTCGGCAGCGACGCGCCGAACGGCGCCCGCCGCCAGTGGCACGCCGCCGGTCACGGCGAAGCCCGCCATTCCGCTCGCCGCACCCATCGCCTCGTCGGTCGGATGACCATCTGGACCGAAGACCTGAAGCTCACCGGAGAGCGCCCGTTGCGGCGCGGTCACGGCATCCCGGATCCGCCGACCCTGGAGAGCGAGGTACCCATCCACGAGGGGCGAACCCTGCCCGCCGGACACTGGCAGGCCGTCTGGCATCTCCACACCAGCCGGCACGTCGCGGCCGGTCAACAGAGCAGCTGACCGCTCGGGCGAAGAGGTCGGCGCCGCCTGCGCCTGGGGCGCCGCCGGGAATGCCGCCATGAAGGTCTGCACCGCGGGGTGAGATGTCCAGTCGTCCGGCATGGGCGGGGTCGGTCCGCGGAATACCGCTTCCGGCTGAGCAGCAGCGCGAGCTGGAACCTGCCTTCGCGAGAGTGATCGGTCGGCGGAACGAGTCTCGATCATGGACCGAGGATCTCGGGCGACGCGGTCGCTGATTGCCCAGGAACGGCCATCACCTGCGGGAATAGCGTAGCCCTGGACCAGATCGTCAAGGAATCCCGCCATCAATCGTCGAGCCTCTTCGGGTCGATGCCCCAGGAGTGCAGCATCTTGGCAATCACTGCCTTGTCCTTGCCGGCGGCGACCGCCTGCTTGGCCTGCGCGATGGCAGCGCCGGCGGAGATGCCGCTGGGGATTGCAATCCGATCGGCACCCTTGGGTAGCGACGAGGAAGAGGCATCGGGCGCGCCCTGCTGTCCGCCCTGGTACGCCTTGAACCGGACGTAGGGACTGGGCAGGGCGCGGATCGCCTGATCCGCCTCGGCTTGGCTGATCTCACCGCGCAGAGCCTTGCCGGCGATGTCACCGGCCTGCGCTTGGTAGTCGGCGAGTCCGCGGAAGGTGTCGGCGATGATCGCATTGCCGCCCGGCGTCTTGAGGAGCGACGGGAGGCTGTTCTTGAAGGCGCGACCATCGGAGTCGGAAGTCGAGCCCGAGCCGGGCACGCGCATGCGAGGCGTCAGCTTGTCGGCGAGCGCCGAGAAGGCCTCCATCTCGCCCATCTTGCCGCCCGTCAGGCTGGAAGCAATCGACTCCAGGCCCGCGGCCTTGGCGTACTGCGCAAGACCGAGCTTCGCGTCGGCGAGCTTGCCGGTGCTGATCTGGCCCGCGATCTGGGCCATCGTTTCAATATCGGCCCGCAGGGGCACAGCGTTGTCCGCGGCCTCGACCATGTCGCCGTAGCGTTTGGCCTGGATCTCGTTCGCCTTTTCAGTGAATTTGCCCGCGCCCTTCGTGTCGACGTTGACCTCGGTCTTCGAACCGCCCCCGAGGGTGAAGGGCTTGCCGTTGGCGTCCATACCGCCGCCGATGCCCGCCGGGATCTGATAGGCGGTGCGCTCGTCGGCCGTGAGCGGCCGGGGCTGCTGCCCAGCGATGATGACCCGGGATTTGTCCGGATCGGTCGGGTGCAACGCGACCATGCCGACACCGGGCAGGCTCTGGTAGGTGTACTTGTCGGCCTTCTCGTCCGTGTAGATCGGCTGGCCGGTCCGCAGATCGACGATGGTGCCGTTGACGGTAGCCGTCTTCGGGTCGCGCTCGCCCTGGTAGATCGGCTGGCCCGTGGCCGTGTCGATCACGGTGTTGTTCACGGTCGCCGTGTTCCGCTTGGCCTGCCCCACAGGGACGATCTGGGCCGTGCGCTCGTTGATGAGCACCGGCTGATCCCCCATCTGCTGGAGCTTCCAGGGGCTCGACTGACCCTTGAGCAACTCGCCGTAGATCTGGGTCGCCATCGGGCGCGTGACGGGGTTCTTCCACGCGGCGGTCAGGATCTCCTGCTGTGCGGGCGAGATCCGAGAGGCAGCCGAGCCGAAGCCTGCAAACCCCTGCGGGGCCGCCGGAGCCGCGGCGGGAGCGTCCTGGCCGGGGATCACGAAGCCAGCCGGCTGGGCGCCGGGGGCGGGCTTGTTCGACGCGTCCGGATCGGCCTGAGCGACCGTCGAGGGTGTACCAACCGGCGTCGGGGCCGCCTGTGCGAGCGACGGAGCCGGCATGCCCACCGGAGTAGCGGGGGAACCCGGCATGGTCATCACGCGGTCGGCCGAGGCAAGGCGCGTTGGCAGGACCGGCGCCGGAGTCGCGTCGCCGGGGGCAAAGCGCCCGGTCCGCTCGGCATAGACCTCGCCGGCCGTCTTTGGCGTCCCGTCACGGTTGTAGAAGATCGTCCGGTTCGCCGCGGCGGCGCCAGGCGTCACGAACTGCGTCGCGGGCGCATCCGGGTTCGACATGGCGCCGGCGATGAAGCGCGGCCCACCCGCCTCGCCGAGGAAGTGCGAGACGTACAGGTTGCCCGGTGTGATCGGGACCCCGGCACGGGACAGCGCGTCCGCGTTGTCCTTCGTGAAGGCCTGCATCGCCCGTTCCTGCTGCGCCGGATCGGTGCGACCGTTCGGGGTGAGGGCGAGGTCGGGATACTTCCTCGCGAGCCCGTTCCACGTGCCCTGAGTGAACTGGTACCGCCCGGTCGCGGTGCTGTCCGGGTTCTTGGCCGTGTCGGAGCCGCCGCTCTCGACGCCGCCGACGGTGCGGAGATAATCGCCCATGCCGCCGCCGGTCGAGGCGAAGGAGGGGAGCTTCGCGCCGCCGTCGCGATAGCTCTGCGCCATCGAGCCCAGCGTACCACCGGCGGGCGACGCTCCCGCGGACTGAAGGCCGACGAGCTTCGAGAAGATCTCCGGGGCCTCGTCCTCCTGCGCCTGCTTGCGCGCGGCGTCGTAGGACTTGCCGATCGCGTCGCCGAGGCCGGTGATCATCCCGAACGTGTTGACGACCGGGGGGCCGTAGCCTGCGCTCATAGGTTCACCCGAAGATGCTGAAGGCGGAGGTCAGGTTCTTGCCGATGTTGCCGAGCGCGTTCCCGTTGCCGGCGAGCGCGCCGATGCCCTGGCCGAGGAGTTGCGCCCCGCCCAGCATCGCGCCGAACCGGTTCGCCGAGGCCTGCTGTCCGGCCATGAGCCCGTTCGCGCCGGCCTGCCCGATCCCAGCCGCGGTCGTGGCGGCGAGGTTCGCCTTCGTGGCCCCGGTCTGGAGCCCGGCGCTGCCCAGCGCCCCATAGGTGCCGGCCTGGGCCGTCGTCGCCGCGTCACGCTTCGTGTCGAGGCTCGAAAGGTTCGACAGCCAGTTGTTATAATCTTGCGAGGCGAGGCCGGAGGCGAACTTCATCGCGTCGGTATCGGCGTTGCCCGAGGCGAGCGTCCCGTTCACGGCCCGGGTACGGTCGAGGGCCTGCAGGCCCTGGTCCATATTGAAGGTGTAGCCGGGGCTGGTGGTGTAGGCCGACTTCGCCGCGTCCGAGCCTGCCGTGCCGTTCAGCCCGAGGGCGTTCTGGTACATCGTCGAGCCAGCGCCGTAGCTGCTGGCGAGGTTGCCCAGCGTGCTCGCGGCCTGCCCGTAGGCGTCGGACGCGCGCTGATAGCCCTGATCCAGGGCCGCGTTGCCCTGATCCTCGCCCTGCTGGAGCTGCTGGGCCTGGAACATCGCCGCTTGGCGACCGGCCTTCCCTGAGAAGATGGACGACACGGACGGACTCCTACTTGGCTTCGAGGGCGGCGAGCCGCGCCTCCTGCGCCACAACGACGGCCAGCAGCGCGGAGAGGAAGACGAACCACTCCCGCGAGATCGCGCCGCTCGGCAGGACGACGGCCGCGGCCTGCGGGCTCGGAATGGTCGGGGCGGTGCTCATTCGGTCCTCGCGTCGAGCGCCATGGCGCCGCCGAGCAGCGCGCAGTAGACGGGATCGCTTACGTCGATGCGCCAGATCCGCCCCTGCGGACCGGACATCCCCGTGCGCAGCAGAGTCAGGCGAGTGCGGGTCTCACCCTGGCGCCCGAGCGGACGCGACAGCGGGTTCGACCAGCGCACTCCGCCATCGTCGGACCAGGAGATCAGGGCGCGCGGGTCGAGAATGGTCGGATCGGCGGAGAGCCGCCCAACGCCGACGGTGAAGTCAAAATCCGCCCGGGGCACGGCCAGCCGCTGCGGGAAGGCCTGGGCCGGCAGGCTCTCGACGCGGAAGCGCAGGGGCGCGCCGACCTCGTCGAAAGCCTGCTCGGAGACGGAGAGAAGCCCGGTCCCAAGGGTATCGCCGACGAGCCAGCGCCCGAAGGCCTTCACGCTCTGAGAGGCCCGCCAGCGGGTCGCCTCGTGGCTCGCCCGTTCGTGCCACTGGCCGGTGGTCAGATCGAAGACCCAGGTCCGCTTCGGCATGGACACGACCCAGAAGGCGTGGCCGGAGACCAAGTGCACCGAGGCCTCGATCGCCGTCGGATCAATCGCGGCGGCGGCGAGAAGATCGCGCTCGACGTCGTGCGTCGAGATCCGGACCGGGGTGTAGCCCGAGAGCTTGTAGACCACGGCGTCGTCGCCGACCCAGATCAGCTCGTTCGACCAGCCCTCTTCCTGGCCTGCGACGGCGGAAGCGCCGATCAGCCCGCGGGGGATGCCGGTAATGCGGGCGAGGGGGAAGCCGTTGGCCTGTGACTGCCCGCCGTAGACGCCGATCCCGGCGGGTCCGAACAGGAAGAGTTCGTCCCGGAAGGCAACGCCGCGCAGGAGGCCACCGGGGCGGGCCTGCTCGACGGTGTAGTCGAGGGTGTTGAAGGTGAGGCTGTTGACGCCCGTCGCGTAGCAGTAGCCGTTCCCGGCGGTGAAGAAGAGGAAGCCGAACAGCTCCGTGACGCTGTTCGGTGCCGGAAGGCCGCCGGGGATGGAGAGCGGACGCGGCGAGGCGGTCGGGGTGACCTGGTAGGCCCCATATTCCGTGACGGCGACGGCATCCGGCACCGGTGCTCGGTTGTTGCGGGCGATGGTGACCGCCTTCTTGCCCGGGAGCGTCCCGAGCAGGCTCACCGCCCCGTCGGCGCTGATCTCCACGAGCTTGTTGTGGTAGGCGCCGAGCACCGACGAGCCGACTAGGCGGAAGCCGCGCGGGCCATAGCAGGCCGTGTCAGCGAACTGGACGAGGCCCGGGGCCCGACGCCGGGACGCGGGCGCGCGAGCACCGTCGCCGAGCTGCTCGACGAACGCATTGATGAGCCGCCCGGCGCCCTCGGCGGCCGAGAGGCCGGGCCGGGACGAGAGAGGCCATTGAATGGCGGCCAATTGTGAGCCTTACGAACAGATCAAAGGAAGGCAAAGACCTGGAGACGCGTCTTCGCTCGCTGAAGCAGGCGAAGCATGGTGGGCTCCTAGGTGTAGGATCAGGATGGCGGTGGGGTTGAGGCGGTCGGCTGGCGTCAGGTGCTAGGCTCGAACGCGATGCCATCGAGGCTCGCTTGGTAGGGGTTGCTTGACGTGCCCGCCCCAGAGGTCTGCATGATCTTCACCGTGCCATCGGTGCCGATCTGAACGGCCGTCAGGCCATTCGCGCTATTGCTGGTTGAGAAGGTGCGGATCGTACCCGGCCGGTAATTGGCGGGCAGGGTGAACGCCGCCGTGCCGAGCGCCGACGTGCTGTTGAGAAGATTGCCTCGCAGGTAGACTTTGCCGTCGCGACCCTTGCGGAAGCCCGCCACAGAATAGTTCGCTTGCTGCGTCCACGAGTTGGCGAGAGTCGGCGACTGGTAGGGCGTGGCCGCGATGCTGCCGGTGCCCGTCAGCACGTTGTCACCGACTTCCATGTCAATCGTGCCAGCGCCAAAGCTGATTGTCTGGTTATAGATCGAGTTGCCCTTGAACTGGCCGCCTACAAAGTTTTTAAGTGACCAAGTTGATGCACCGCCGCTGCCAAGCGCGATCCAGTTATTTGAGATATCGGCGCCATATAGCGGGCCTGTCGAAAAAATCGGATCGCCGGTAAAGTACTCGGTGTAGTTCCCGACGTAGCGTAGCGCCGTGCCGCCAGCCATCTGAAGCGTCGGTCCCGATCCTTCAAAATCGCCCTCAACAATAGAAATGTTATCCGTTGCGGCATCGAACCGGAAGACGGTCCCTCCGCCATACGTCTTGACCCTACGTGCGACGAAGTTGTGTGCCGAAGTTGATGAATAGAACGGCGCCGTGACTGCACTGAAGACTATGTTGTCGAGCGACACCGCGTAGGATGCGCTGGCATTGATTGCTGTCGTCATGTTGGAAAACGACGCATTTTTGATCGTCATGCCATTGGCATTGTTCAGATAAAACGCATAGCTCGCAGTTGTATTCGCGCCAGCGAATGCACAGCCGTCCACGTCGAAATTCACGCCTCCGGCGGCCGTTGTACTCCCGACCGAGAACATCGCGTTTTGCAAGCTCGCTGAGTTCGTGATGACTGACGCTTGGCTATCGCAGGCGAGCTTTAGGTACGGGTTGCCCTTCGGGATGTTGACAGTCGTCGTTATGGCGACCGTACCGGGCGTTGAGATCCGCATCGTTCCGCCGGTTGCGGCCAAAAACTGCTGCGCGCGCTGGATGCCCGGCCCCCAGTCCGGTCCATCTGCCGGGAGCCTGAAGAATTCGACCTGTGCCGTCATGGCGAGCGCAGTTGCAAGGGTCGGCGCGACGGGGCGCCCTGCCATCGGCACGCTCATCCCCGACACGTCGCCGGTCGAGCCAGCGCCCGAGAGCGAAATCTTCGGCATCGTCGCGGTGCCGGTGAAGATCGGGCTCGCCAGAGGCGCGAGCCCGCTGATCGAATTCGAAAGGCCGCCTACCGAATTTGAGAGTGCATCGACTGCCGACTGAGTAGCCAAGCCCTGCGTCGCACGATCCACGTAGCCGGTCGAGGCGGCGCGGTTGGAGTTGTCGTTCGACGGCCGGGTGATGACCTGCGGCGACGGGAGGGACTGCGCAAGGGCAGCGACAGGCAGTAGGATGGCCAGGACTGCGAGAGCGGCGCGCATCAGGAGATCCTTCACGACCACGACAGCAGGCCCCCGTTGTTCCAAGGCTGGCCCGGTACGCCGGGTAGCACCGTCGGCAAGGTCGGCAGAAGCGCCGCAACAGTTTCAGGCGTGAGATCCGGCAAGGTCGGCAGAAGCACCGCAACGGGTTCTGGCGTGAGATCCGGTCGATTGGGCGGGAATAGACCTGCGCCCCCCTGCACGATCGGCGGCAGACCGCAACGCCGCCCCCAGAACGGCTCGATCCGCATGGGCGGCCGAGCGTCATAGACCCGGTACGCGAGCCGCAGATCCATCCGGGCCCGATCGGCGAGCGCGACGAGATCGGCGGCCTTCTGCCCTGCGATGCCGAAGGGCACCAGGGCCGCCTCGGCGATGACCGCAGCAAGCGGCAGGTAGGCCGCGTCCTCGATCTCGTCGCCCGTCAGTTTAGCGACTCCATCGTCGAGAAGCTTCGCGCAGACGGGCTCGATCAGGTCGTCGACCTCGGCACGGTCCTCGTCGCTCGGCGCCTGCCCGGCGGCGAGCACCTGGAGGTTCTTCAGGACGCGCGCGATGAGCTGCTCGCGGGTCTTCATGGTCAGCGGGCCTTAGCGGCGGACTTCGGCGCGGTCGCGGCTTCGAGATCCTTCCGGGCCGTCGCAAGCTCGGCTGACAGGCGCTCCACGGCGGCGGCGGCTTCGTCACGCGCGGCGGCGACGTCGGCGCCATCGGTCTGCGCCTTCTCAAGCGCACCCCGCAGTGTCGCGATCTCCGCCGATGCGGCGGCGAGCAGGCCCTCGGCCTGATCGATCTCCTCGACGAGCGCCTCGTTCTCCCGCGATCCCGCCGCGATAATGCCCTTCAGCCGCTCGATCTCGTCGATGGCGGTATCGGGCGATGCGGCGGCCGGGATCATGTCGACCGCGTTGACGACCGGGTCGGCGTACGGGCGACCGGCCGCGCGATCGGTGAGCGCCTCGGCGGTAGCGCGGGCCGGGTCGGCGATGACGGAAGGCGAGGGCGACCAGCCATCGGGCAGGCTCTCGCCTGCGGCCAGTTCGAAGATGCGGGCCTCGCCGCAAGGCTTATACCCCCATGTGGGGATAACGACTTTGACTTCGTCCATTTTTGACACCGCCGTCAGTATTCAGGGTAAGGTCTGACATGACCTTCGAAATCTCACCGGCAGACCCGAAGACCTGTCATGTTGGACAAATCTTGGGGCGATGGACTCTGGAGGCTTTTGGCAAGCGTTCCGGTTCGCGGGAGATTTATGCGGTTGCGCGTTGCTCGTGCGGCTCGCCGCCAAAGCTCGTTAAGCTGAAAAATATCCAGCAGGGGAAGTCCCTGTCGTGTGGGTGCCTGCGGACTGAGAAGACTAGCCGCCATGGACTGTCCGACCACCCGCTCTATCGACGTTGGCGGAACATGATGAACCGCTGCTACGACACCGATGACAAGGACTGGCCGAACTACGGGGCCCGAGGGATCACGGTCTGCGACCGTTGGCACCACATCGAGGCGTTCGTGGCCGATATGGCCGGGTCATACTCTCCAGGTCTGGAGATCGACCGCGAGGATAATGACGGTCCCTACGAGCCCGGAAACTGCCGATGGGCGACAGACAATCAGCAGGCCGCGAACAAGAGGACCAACAGGGTTATAGCCGTGCGCGGCGAGCACAGGGTGGTCGCCGAATGGGCCAGAAGGGCGGGCGTCACACGCACGACGGTACTCGATCGCCTCAACCGGGGCTGGAACCCCGAAGAGGCGGCCACCTCGCGAGCCAGATACAACGGCCGGACCAGTGAATGAGGGGCGCTCTGGGCCCCAGAACGACGAAGGGCGCCACGAGGGCGCCCTTTCGTCTTAGCGGTGGTGATGGGGCGGCTTAGCCGTTGAGGCGAACCGCGAGGCGCGGATCGACCGCCTTGACCCCGTAGAGGACGTCAAGCCTCCACTGCGAGACGTCGTTGACGCCATCGTAGTAGGGGATCAGCCGCACAGAGAGGCCCTTGTAGGACTCGCGGGTGCAGTTCACCGCGCCCGGGGGCTTGATCAGCGGGACACAGGCCAGAGCGAAGGCGTTCTTATGCGCCATGATGTTCTGGGTGTAGTTCGAGCTGGCTGCGCCCATCCAGGTCACGACGGCGCCGGCGGCCGGAGCGGCCGAGACCGTGGTGAATGCACCCGCCGGGAGCGCCGCCGGAGCGATGATCGCCGGGGAGATCGCGAGGGTGGCGTTGCCCGAGCCGTCGGCGGTGGCGGCCGCGGTCACCGTGAACTGCCGCAGGAAGTTCAGCGGCTGCTTGGTGACGTGGTTGACCGCGTAGACGCCCGCGATGGTGAAGACCTCACCGGCCGCGATCGTGCCGCCCGCCCCAAGGCCGGACACGTTCAGGAACTGGCCGCCGAAATCCTTCACCTGCAGGCCGTTGGCGAGGGCCTGGGTGTAGGTGACGGCCTGGCCCGCACCGTTCACGGTGCCGTTGGTGCGCGAGCCCGTGGAGAGCACCGGCACGTTCTGGCTCATGTAGGTGTCAACCTGCGCGATGCGCCCGACGGCGCCGTCGCGGTAGGCCTCGGCCACCAGCTTGTCGTTGTAGAACTGGGTCTGCGCGCCCGCGAGCCCGGACTCGTCGTCGGGGGAGAGCATGCAGAACCGGGAGTCCCGCGGCACCGACATGTTGTTCATGCGGGTGGTGCCGCGCAGGAAGCCCGGGTAGCTCGACAGCACGTTGCCGGGGGTGCCGACCCAGTGCGGGACGGACGAGTAGAGGCCCATCACGTCCTGGTCGATCTGGTTGGCGATCGACACCATCGCAGGCTTGATCACCCGCTCGCCGAGCTGGGCGATGCTGAGGGTCAGGTCGGTCGAGGAGATCTTGAGATCGACGCCCGCCTTGCGGTTGACGGTGATCGAGGTCGTGCCCTCGACGACGTCCTGGTTGGAGGCCGTGTCGCCCATCCGCACCTGGAACTGCGGGGGCTTCTTGATGGTGACGGTGGCGCCCTTCTCGTAGCCGTTCACCTTCTCGGCGAATTCGTCCTCGTAGCCGCGGTACACCTTGGAAGCGGCGACGAGTTCGTTGTCGAGCACGCGGACCGCCGTCTTGGCGATCACCTGGGCAGTCTGAAAGATATTGGCCATCGGATGTCAGGTCCTGTTACTTGGACCCGCGATTGCCGTAGGCGCTCGACAGGTACGCCTCGATCTCCGCATCGGGAGACGAGGGCGCAGCCGAGCCGGCGACGGGCTTCGCGGGAGCGGGGGCTGAGGGGGTCTTCTTCGGTTTCGCCAGGGTGAGGCGGGCTTCGAGCGCACCCACGGCCTTCGCGGCCTGGACGGGGCTCATCCGGTTCAGCTCGGCGAGCTTCTCCGGGTTCTTGGCGAGGAAGTAGGTGAGGAGCGCACCCTTCTCGCTCTCGACGACGAGCTCGGTGATGTGCGGCTTGACCTCCCGACCCTTCGCGGCGGCGAGCGCCGTGTCGAAGTCGGGCAGCTTCTCCCGCGCCTCATCGAGGCGATCCTCGAAGGCCTCGACCGCTTCGCGCCGGGCCGTGGCCTGGCGGGTCGCGTCCGACGCCTCGCGCTCGGTGACCTTCTGCTCGGCGAGCACCTTCCGGAGACGGTACTCGGCCTTGGCGTCCTCGAACGCGGCATAGTCCTCGTAATCGGCCTCCTTCGGGGCCGGACCGATCTCCTTCTCGATGGCCGCCTTGCGGTCCTCACCGGCGCCGGAGGGCGCGCTGCGGGCATTCGCGAGTTCGGCTTCGAGACGGCTGATCTTGTCCTGCATCCGCTGGATGCCGGTGCGCCGTCGCGGCTTCTCCGGATCGCCTTCGTCGCCCTCGGCCGGCTTGGCCTCGGGCTTCGGTTCGGCGGCCGGTTCGGCCTCGTCTTCCCCTGGCGTTGCGGCGAAGCCGAAGGGATCGGCCTCGTGGCCGGTCTCCTGGTCCGCCGCGCGCGAGTCCTCTGCACCTGCCGCCGGCGTCTCCGCCTGCGCGCCCAGCACGATCAGGTCCTCGTCCATCTGTCTGTCCATGAAAAAACCCGCCGCGCAGTGCGCGAGCGGGTCGGGTGCATCCTCGCGGCCTGCGCCTCGTGCACTGGCCTGCGGGATCGGGGCGGACGCGCGAGGTCGGCCGCGGAGGGCGGCGCGCGTCGATCAGAATGTCAGGGGGCCATCAGAGCTTGATGGCGATGATCACCAGCGCGGCGACGGCTGCGACCGCAAGGAGACGCATCAGGAAGAAGTTGATGATCGCCGCGCGGGCTTCTGCCTCGAGCTTCCGCTGCAGGCGCTCTCGGTACCAGTCGTTGGGATCGTCGCTCATTGGAGTTCTCGACCCAGGCGGGGCTTCAGCCCACACGCCTCGCGACGCATAGCGAAATGCCGCTGATTGCCCGACGGGTCAAGCTGTTACTGGGGTTGCCCTCCCGCGGGCTGGCTCATCATCTCGGCGCCGGGTTGCCCCAGAGCGCTCGGGTCAAAAGAAAAGCCGCCCTGAGGCGGCTGGCTGAGATCGGCGGGCATCGGGCCCGGGGGTGAAGGTTCGGGCGCTGGCGGCCCGTTTTCCGGGCTCGGCGGCCCATCCGGCGCGGCGGGCGCGGGCAGCTCCTCGAGGATCGTCGCGACGATCTGGGACAGGTGCTGCACGGCGGTGGCGATGTCCTCCAGCCGCGTGTCCGGCTGGCCCGGTTGCGCGGGGCCGGCCACATGGGCCGAAGCCTCGGCCGCGGCGCGCTGGATCTCGCCCTGGACCTTCGCCATCTCGGCCTGGATCCGCTGACGCTCGACGTCGAGCTTCTGCAGATCGATCTGCTGACGCCCAGCCTCGAGCTGCTGCTTCTGCTGCTCGGCCGCCGCGGCGGCTTGCTGCTCCGGTGAGGGCGGCGGAGGCGGCGGCGGGGGCTCGCCGCTCTCCTGCGCCTCCTCGGCCTGGATCTGGGGCGGCAGCATCGTCCGGATGCGCTTGGCGATCTTGTCCGCCATCGGCCAGTCCTGCGCCTTGGCGAGGAGGTCGAGCACGATCGGCGCGGACTGCGGCGCGGACTGGATGAACGCGGTAATCCCGTCCGCGGCCGCCTCGCGCTTCGAGGTGTAGCTCGGCCCCATCTCGAAGCCGATGTCGTAGGCGCCGACCGTCACGTCATGCTCGATCCGCTCGGCGACGCCGTCCTCCTCCAGACCCTGCGGCTGGTTGATCTGGACGACGTCCTCCTTGCCGTCCTCGCCCACGATCCGGAGCGTGCGCGCCGTGTCGTAGATGTGCGGCACCATGCCGAGGATGATGCGGCCGGTGTGGCGCACGGCCCGGGTGAAGTTCGAGATGTAGACGAACGACCCGACGTCGCCCTGCTGCTGGCGCGCCTTGATCGCCTTGCCCGAGGACTCGTTCGAGGGCGCTCCGAGGGAGGCCTCGTAGATGCCGGTCACCGCCTTGATGTCGTCGGCCGCCTCCCGGGTGAGTTCGGCGAGGCCGGCCGAGGCGACCGGCGGCTGTGTCCGCTCCGGCCGAGCACCAGGCGCAGTCGGATCCGGGTTGTAGGGCAGGAACGGGTGGTTGACGGTGTTGGCCGTCTGCCAGACGTCCTCGTAGCCCTTGAACATCTTCTCGGTGCCGGTGAACGGCGCCTTGGGCTGGAGGGCCACGACCTCGGTCTGGGTCGAACGGGAGTAGTTGTAGGCGAGCTGCGCGTCCCGCGCCTTTCGCACGACACCGCGCAGCGTGCGCCGCTTGCCGATCACCTGCTCGACGCCGAGGAGCGGCACCACCGGGATCATCGGCCCCGGGATCAGATCCGGCCCGTCGAGCACGTCGGTCGCCGAGATCAGGTAGCGCTCGACCCGGTGCCCCTGGCGCTTTTCGACGCGCACGGGTTGCCCAGCAGCCTTCGCCTGCTCGACGGCCTCCAGGGCATCAGGATCATCGTCGGTCAGGTCGATGATCTCGCCGTCCGGCATCAGCGCGAGCGTCTTCTGGACCGGCGTCTTCGTGTAGTATTCCGCGACCCGCACCACGTCGTGCGTCGACCATTCCGCCAGCCCGGCCTTGGAGAGCTCGCTGTCACCGACCTCGGCCGCAGGCTTGTCGGGATAGGTCTCCTCGTAGACCTCGCGGCTCATGTCGACGGGCACGAAGCAGAACTTCGCGTCCTCGCGGGTCGGCTTCACCGCGTCGGGATCCCAGCGCACGCCGATGCCGTCCGGGATCGCCGCGACCGCGATCTCCTGCTCGAAGGTGGAGTCCGAGCCGTATTCGGTGATCACCTTCCAGTGGCCGATGCCGGCCGCGACCTGCTGATCCGCGCCCGCGAAGTAGGTCGAGGCCGCGTCCGACCGGTTCTCGATGTAGCGGATCATGCCCGCCAGCATCTCGGCCGTGTCGGGATCGCCGCGGTCGTTGATCGGCACGGCCTTGATCGCCGGCCGCATCTGCCGGATGTCGCCGGTGATCTGCGAAATTGTAGTGCTGAGGTGGTCGAACTCCAGGCACGGCCGACCATCGGCCTCGCGCTGCTGCCTGATCCTCACGTCCCATTGGCCGCCGGGCTCGAGGAACTCCAGGTCTGCGTAGGCGAGCTCGCGGTTGATCCGGCCAGCCTCATCGGCGCGAAGCCACCGCTTCATGGCGACGTCGATGACCTTGGCGTTCGCCTCGGCCTGCGGGTCGGCCGGGCGCGCCGGCTTCTCCTCGACCTCCGGGGGAAGCGAGGCGGGCCGCTCGACGCGGCGGGGTTGCTTGCGAGCCATCAGCGGTCAGCCTTGTCCGCGCGGATCGCCACGAAGTCGTCGACCGTGTCGTCCCAGCCGATCAGAAAGACGCTTCGACCGGCGATCACCCGGGCGTGTTGGCCCTCTTCGAGCCTCACGCCGACCTCACGGGCGACGGCGGCCGCCCTGTGCGCCCGGGCCTTATCCAGCCGACGCCTCCACTCGTCCTCTGTGATGAGGCCAGTCGTGTCTGTGGCCGAGTCGTAAACCGCGCGAAAGCGCGTGCAGCCGATCGTGACGGGCGTATTCGCCGGCAGGTGCACAGGCTCGGCATGCTCCGCATCCTCACAGGCCCTGATGAAGGCCTCGCGCCATTCAGCGTTCGTCATGGTCAGGTACCCATCCAGCCACCGCCGCGTCGGCCGGTGCTGATCTTGAGGGGCGCGGGCTCCGTCTCAGCGAAGCGCCGCATCATGTAGGCGTAGCGGGAGGCGGAGAGCGCATCGTCGCGCTCCTTCACGATCTTCCCGTCCTTGCGGTGGTAGAGCCGGAACTCCTCCAGCCAGTCGGTCAGGTGCCGAAACACCTTCCACCGGCCGGTCTGCATCCGGGCGAGCATGTCGAGCACGCCGGCCTCGACGCCGTTGCCGCCATCCTCGTGGGTGGCGCGCTCGTGCATCATGTTGAGGCCCTGGGCCCGGTACTGCGAGGCGAGGTCCTCGCCCGACCCCTTGTCGTGCTGCAGGCCATCGTGCGGCCACGCCACCGGGATCCACTCGCCCCAGGGCTTGATCGCCGCGGCGTGGATGACCGGGGTGGCCTCCTTCTGGCGATAGACCCCGGTGACGTACCAGATGTCCGAATCCCGGTCCCAGGCCGAGCGCACCGCCGCGAAGGGGTGATCCCAGCCGAAGTCGACACCGACGATCTGGGGCCAGTGCGCCGGGATCGGGATCGCGTCGCAGAGGATCTCCTCCTCCACGATCGGGAAGATGCGGCCCGAGCCGAGCGACGGGATGCCTTTCGTCCGCACCTCGCGCTCGTGCGCGGGATAGGCGTCGATGATCGCCTGACGCTCCTCCGGGGTGTAGTGCTCGGCGTCGTGGATCGTCATGCGGGTGACGTGCTTACTCACCGAGCCCGCACTCCTGGATATAGCTGTCCACGACGGCCGACATGCCCTTGAGGGGCGTGAAGGTGAGATAGATGAAGCCGCCCGTGGCGTTCGTGCGGGTCAGGGCTTCCATGTAGATGTCGTGGTCCGGTTCCTCATCGAGCCAGACGAAGTCGAGCGTCTCGCCCTGCCACTTAGTGCGGCCCTGGTCGTAGCTCTTGAAGCCCAGCATCGAGAGCCCGCCGGAGACGTGCTCGACCATGATGCCGTCCAGCGCGTTCGGCACGCCCTGGCGCCGGGTCCAATCCTTCAGGCAGGCCTTCGGGACGATGCCGGTCCCCCAGGCCTGCTCGTTCTTCGGCTCCCCGACGAGGTAGCGCTGCACGCCGTCGCGGGTGACCTCGTTCGTCTCCGAGCCCGCCCAGGCGCGCACCGGACGGTCGAAGCGCCGACCCTGCCACCATTCGGGATAGCGCCCGGTCAGGTGGATTGCCGCCTCCGCCGCGCCCGAGAATGTCTTGCCGAGCTGGTTGCCCGCCATGAACAGGCGCTCGCGGTGCGAGGCCGAGGCGTTGTGGAAGAGCCGTTGCTTCGGGTAGGGCCGGTAATCGCGGAGCTTGTTCTCAGCCGCCCGCCGGGCCCTCTCCTTCTCCAGCTTCGCCAGCAGGGCTGATCTCTGCCCGGACGACGTCGATAAGGTGAGCAAGCTCATCGTCGCTCAGATCCTCGACAGGGCCGCGATCAACCTTCAGCTCCTTCGGCAGCAGGGACGCCACGACCCGCACGTAGGCGACCGGATCCGCCTTGCGGCAGCGCTCGATCGCGTTGGTGCCGTGGGTGTCGAAGTCCTCGGACAGCGCAGTGAGGAAGGCCTCGCCGAGCTTGTTTCGGGAGCCCTTCGGCCGACCGGATGGGTTGCCGGACTGACCGGGCCGGAACAGGTGGGCCGGGCGCTGTTCCGGGGCTGTAGGTTCAGACATGAGCGGCTACGATCAGAGGCCGCGCCCGCAGGTGCCACAGCACCCGGCGATTTCAGCGGCGGCGATGGTGGGTCCGGCGACGGCTGCAGCGACGAACGTCGATGTCCGGCCGGCCGCGGCGCCCGCGCCGTAGCGCCCGACGATGCCGACGAACTCCTCGACGTCGTGGCCGCGCATCGTGAAGGCGGGCGAGCCGTCCTTCCGGAACTTCAGGTCGCCCCAGGCCGTGCGAGCCTGCGCGCAGTGGTAGAGCTCATGCTCGACGAGGGCGCAGAACGTGGCGTCGTCGGCCTCGTCGGCGAAACCCGCGTCGAGGGTGATAAGGAAGTGCGGGACGTGCCCGAACCACTCCTCGATCTGCTGGAAGAACCGGGCCCGCGCCCATTTCCCGCCCTGGATGGACGGGATTTCAGCCTGCCCCACCACCCCGTTCCCGCCGCGCGCGTTCGGCACCGCCGTCCACATGAAGGCAACCTGCGCCTCGCGGAGATGGGCGTGCTCCTCGTTCAGCAGGACCGCGTCCTCGGCGATGAAGGAGGCATAGGCCCAATCCCGTAGGTCCGGGGCGGGCTCGAACGGCCGTATGGTGGCGGCCCCCTCATTCCCGAGGAGACGCTCCGGCGGGCGGGGGCGGGTGAGCATCAGGCGGCGACGGGCGACAGCGCCCAGACGTAGAGCCAGCCGGCCGGGACGATCATCAGGAACAGGGCGACCCGCCAGGGCTCGAAGATCGGGGGCCGGCGCATCAGTGGACCGTGGGCGAGAGCGGGTGGACGTAGCGCACCGGGCGAGGGCGGCGGGTCGCAGCGGCGAGGCCGAGCAGCACCAGGACGGCGCAGAGGCGGGGCATCAGCGACCGCAGCCCTGCGACAGCACGCGGCCGGTGCGGATGACCGGATCGGGCGCGGTGATGACGACGGCGCGGCGGCCGAGCAGCCGGAGGAGGCGGGCGATCATGCGGGCTGGACCTTCAGCGAATGCTCGGTGATCCGCGCCGTGCCGCCCGGCATGAACGCGACTTCGAGGGTGTGGCCGGGCGTGCGCTCGGCGCGGGCGGCGATCTTCAGCGTCTCCACCCACTGCGCGGCGGACGGTACCTGGCGGCCGACGCCGAGACGCCTGGCGCTTTCGGTGACGGTCAGGCCGAAG